CCACGAGTATTAATCAAATAATCATATAAATCTAACTCAGGTGTATGTTCTGTATAAAGGTAATCCACAACCATAATTTCATCAGGATAACCAATATCTGTAGCTATGTAAGGGGCAATTGTTTCAGGATTAATTGGATTAGAATCAAGGGTTGCCCCGGAAGGCAACCCTAGTTTATATGAATCTTGAGCATACTGATAAAATTTATCAAAAGCCCCTATAGAGGTGTTTAACTTACTTTTGATAGCTGCTGCTGTAATATCTTGTCGAGTAATATATGGAACTTGGCTTTTTAAAATAGCAGAAATAACTGCATCTCGGCTAGTATCATGACTCTCGTTACCAGTCATCTCCATAAGATGTAAGGCTGAAGAAGCAACATATATTTTAGTAGAGCTGCTAAATAGACCCATGAAACGCCTTTTATTTTAATTACGCACCAATTCCTGTTTTTGCTCTTTCAAGTACTGAATAAATTTCTGTATCATCCAAGCCATTAGATGCAACAGTTGCGCCATCTGTTGATTGACGTACTGACCAAGTATCAACCATAATCTTAGCAAGTTTTTGCTCAGCATCCCTATCAAAGCCATCAGTTTGTTTTTGAAAAAGTGCTTTCTGTTTTCCAATAACTCCAACCACTGGATTAGCAGAAGGAACAGCATCTGCAACTTGAGCTAATTCTGTTTCTGCTTTTTGGTCTAACAAAGCAACCTCAGCATCTGTTTTACTGGATAGAGCTGCAAGTTCCCCAATAGCCCGGTTAGTATCATTATTTGTACGGGTTGTATCATTGGTTGCTCGGGTTGTATCATTAGTTGCTTGGATACCCAAAGAAGACACTTCTGCATTTGTTTTATTAGTCTCATTTGTAGTTTGAGCTGTTTGAGCTGCAATCTCAGAATCCACCTTACGTGTATTATCAGCTACGGTTGTAGCTTGTGCTGCAATATCAGCTGTAACTTTAGCATTACTATCAACCTGTGCTAAATCCCTATTGACAATAGCATTCAAATCATTAGCTGCGGCAGCCCGTAATCGGTCAATTTCTGCACGAACTTTACCAAGTACAGGTAACCGTCCAACAGGGGGAGTATAAGCAAGACTGGGATCATAATTTGGAGATGTTGAAATAGGTTCTGTAGCCATTACTTACTCCTTAGCTGATCGGAGGAATTGCAGTTATTTCCTGGGGCTTGAAATTAAATCCAAGACCTTCAGGAATATTATCATCTGTGTTTGCCAGTTCAGTAACAGTCTGCTGACGTATTAATCCAATTTGAGCATTGATCTGATGTACCTGTTGTTCATTTAATAGAAATTGTGTTGCTGTTTGTAATACAGCAGCTAAAGCTCCAAGGTATACTTCGCTATACTGGTTACCCGTAATCCGCTGTGCCTCAAACTCTTCTTTTAAATGAAGTTTAGTGGCTTTCATCAATTGATCAAAAACACCTGAACCATCCAAACTTACAGTAGTTAATGTTTCAATAGGAGTACTGAGAATTGACTCCTCTTTAACTCCTACTCCGTTTTCATCATTGGTTTGTTCAAAGGTAGGTTTTACCCAACCTTTTAACCCTAAATCTACATTCTGTAAACGTATGGACATAGGTTACTCCTATTAAATTACTGTCCTTGGGCCATCAATTGACGTTGTTTCAATTCCTGCAATTCTTTAGGAGTCAATGGAGGCATAATTTCAATAGCATATTCTGGAACAAGTTTATGTCTCATGATCCGTTTATTGCCTTGTTTAACTTCATAGTGAGTCATAAACTTTTTATTTTTTATAACATTTAAAATAATATTAGGAACATGCCAACCAGCTTCAGCATTGAATGGTACATATTTTTTAACCATTCCAATTTCTGAATTTCCTGCGCTAAAGATTTCCCCCTTCATATTATTTTTAAGAGGATTCATACTTGTGATACGAATACGGATAAGGCGAAGAGCTTTATTCCTACGTTCCATTTTTAATTGCTGTGGAGTTGGAGCAGCTTTTGCTGAAACAACAGCTCCTTTAGCAGAACGCTCAGCATCCTCAATAGTAGCAAGTTGTTCTTTTGCATACTCGTTAAGAGGGTCTTCTTGCTTTGTTGTTCGCTCTTCAATTTTAGCTTTAAGCTTTTCAATACCAATACTAGGATGATATGTAATTCCCATTATATCAGCACGTTCTTTTAAAAGTTCAAGCTCATCAGGAGTTTCCACAGTTTCTTCATTTATAGTTTCTTCAGTCATTCTCTTCTCCTTGTCCTTATTAGTGTCGGACGACTTATGTTGGAAAATAGCCCCTCTGAATGAGGGGCTATTAAAGTTACATTAAACTACTACTACATTTTGGCTACAGTTTTAACCAAACCAATACGCTCAGCGCGTAGGGTCATAAAACCATAATACCACTTGATGGACATAAATCCAGTTTCACCATAGGGATCATTTGCATAAGATTCCGGTGATTCTGGCTTAGCATGCTTAATGTTAAATTTCACAGTTTTACCGTTGGTTTGGAAACCAATAGTTGTGAAAGAACTGTCCCCAATAACCAGCATTGGGAAGATGTCATACTTACCACCAGTAGCACGATAACCGTCATTTGTGCTTTCAGTAGCACCTGCACCTGCCCAGTGCATCATTTCAGGAACAACAACCAAGTGGAATTGTCCAACAGTACCAATCTCACCATTTACAACATTACCAGCGTCAGCATAATGAGCAATACTGATAAAAGCCTGATTACCAAAATAATCAGTCATTTGTTCCACGGTTTGGGTTAACTCAGAACCAATGTACATAATACGGCCACCACGGATAACCCGGGTATCTACCATACGAGAACCAGAGATAACTTTGGTATGTTTTGGACAACGGTTATTATCCAATTCTACTGATAGACGGCTGAGATCACCATAGGTAACTTCAGTAACTGAACCAGTTTCACCGGTTAGTTCAGCATCAGATTGTGCGGTACCAGCGTAATAAACAACGCCAGCGGCATTCAACAAATCAATTTGAAGGAGATCTTCAGTAATTTCATTTGCACCAAAGATCATTTCACGATTGATATGCATTTCCAGTTCAGAATCAGAATCAAAATCCAAGCTTTCTTTGGTGTACTCATCAAAGAAACCATATTTATAGAAAGTGCCTTCTAATTCAACACGGGTGAAACCAACACGGTTAACACGGCCACCAGTTTCAGAAAGAGCTGGGAGTTTGCCTACAATAGTTCCAACGTCTTTGCTGGAGCCATATAGGTTACCACCATCAGAAACTGCTTGACCTTCAAGAGCCCCTGCTGCAGCCGTAATGGTAGTACCATCAGGTTGAGCAAAGCGGAAGCCTTTGTCATATGCAGATTCGCCACCAGTAGTAACCATAGTTGCAAAGTCGGCGTCATAACTAACTGCTTGAGTTAGATTTAATCCTAAACCACCTGCTGCAACAATCTGAGAAGCCCAGTCAACAACTGCAGCGACTGCAGCATCTTCAGCAGCAGCTGCGTCAGCTCCTGTACCAACGAAATGGTAAGCATTCCCAATAGGAACACCAGCATCACGATTTGGAATATCAGGAATAGTACCGTCAGCACGGGTAACAACAATTGTTACCTGTTGATTACCAGCAACACCAGTAGCATCAAGCCCCTGGTCATTAATATTAGCGTCATCAAGCAATGGTACATAATGATACCGCTTGATTTTCTTGCCCATATTTTTAGGCATAGAAGTGACATCAGCTAAAGCACCAAAGTAAGTTTCTTTTTTAGCTTCAATCAACGCACGTTTAATAAAGTTATCAGTACGGATTTGAGTACCAATATCTGAGGGGGATCCCCCTACGGGGTCATTATATTGTTGCATAATTTTATCCTTTAAAGAGTAATGTCATTAAGTTTTAAAAACTCCTCATCAGACATAGCTAAAGGATTATATCCTTTATCCCCTTTTGATGAATTTGCTTGCCTATGTCGAGAGGGACTAGCAGCTTTTTTACGGTTCTGTCTTTGCTGATCTTTTTGTTGAGTATCATTATTATTTTGGGATTGGGTATCAGAATTATGATCTTGTTGGGCATTATTATCAACTTGTTGGTTTTGCTTACTTACCCCGGTAAATAAATTATTTTCGTGCATGTAAGATCCAATTTGTTGATATGCTTCAAGATCACTAATTCCAGAAAGCCTTCCCAAACTACGCTCATACTCAACTGCATCTGCTACTTGGTCATAAATGCCAGATTCCATATGGTTATTGATGGTCCTAATAAGTTCCGGTTTTTCACCAATACTTTGGCGACTGGCATCATCCCATTCATCTCCGAGAACAGTGAGCGTTCGGTCATATTGTGGGGACTCAGAAATACTATCTAGTACCACATCCAGATCAATTGCTGTGTCACTTACGGTTCGTTGACTGGGTTTATAAGTTTCCTCATTGGTGTCTAAGTCCAGTTCCATAGGGTCAAGCTTACTGTCTTTTAACAGTTGCTTAATTGCCTCTGGTTTTCTCTGGTTTAGATCTATGAGGTAATTAATTTTCTCAGGATCTAGTAAATCATTATTTTCAAGTAATTTCAAGGTTTTCAAAGAAGGCTTCAAACCAGACATTTTTTTATGGTAATTAGCCCCCATCTGCATAAGTTGAATTGCATCATCTGCAGACTTAATTTTAATTGTACGTCCGTTAGCTTTAAACTCAGACATAACTTGTTTACCAATTTCTACATATTGGCTATCAGTTAATTCACCTGTGCGTGTATCTGTATTCTGCTGTTGCTGATTAATGTCTTTATCTTCAGTAGATGAACTATCTGTATTTTTTTCTTCTTTATCATCTTTATCTGTATCTTGATCAGTATCCTGATTAGTAGAATTATTCTCATCATCATCATTATTTTGATTCTGATCCTGGTTTTCATCTTCTTGTGAATCATCATTATCATCATCAGAATCATTTTCATTATTATCATCATCATCAGAATTTGAATCTTCATCTTCGTTATCATCAGCAGATGAATTTTCCTCTTCATCCATATTCATGAAATCTTCAGGATCTGCTTTCATGAATTCGTCATCTGAAAGTTCTAAAGGATTTGTTTGATCTTTAGCCATTATTCAAATCCTCCTGTAAAAGTTCTTCCCGAGTAGTTTCATCTGCTTCTAATGCTGCTTCTGCTTGCATGCCTTCAGTCCATACATTAATCAAATATTGTTTCAAGCCACCAATAGCAGTAATTTGTTGATCCAACAAATTCTGAGTTTCAGGTGTCTGCATTCCTGGATGTGCTTTTAAAAGTACTTGGCGTACAGCATGATCTTTTAGAAAACCTTCTTCAATGAGTTCTCTAAATTCTGGAGTATGTTGTAATTTGGCTAAAAGAGTTTTTCGTTTAATTTTTCTTTTTGCCTCTTCAATAGAAATCTCAATTGCTTGTAAATCTTCTGCTGTACTCATGTATAATCTCCTTTGTGTCCTCTGCCCCTAATGTCGGGCTAGAGCTATTACGGGAAGGTTTATTCCTGCCCTTTACTATTCCTATTTTTAAGCATTTCCTGAAGCATAGCATTACCATCTTTTTGATCTTGTTTTTCCATTTCACGTTTATGAGTAGTGCCATCGGCTTGTTGTAAATAATCCAGATCTTGTTTATCAGCATCAGAAATATGTTTCTGAGCTTTTGCTCCTGCTTCTAATGCTTTGGCTTGATTAAGTTCACCTTGAGAACTGTCTTTAAATCCACGACCACCAGCAGCTTCACCTTCAGCTTGGTGTTTAAATGCCAAAGCTTCTTCTTTTTTAATTTGTGCTTGAATAAGCATCATTTGTAACTGCTGTTCTTGTTGTACCATTGGATCTGGTTGTGGTTGATACTGTTCAATTTTTTGAGCAAGTTCTGGCATCTTTCTTAAACGAGCAATATCAGCCCAAATAATTTTTGAAAAATCTAAATCCATATTAGGGCCAGCAGTTTGTAACATAAAGGCAAGTTCCTCTGCTTTACGTGCATCTTCTTCTGCTGTTGAAATAGCCAAAGTTAAATCATAATTTCCTGGAAGATCATCGCGCCTTATTTCAACAAACTCTCTATCTGTAATACGTACAACCTCAACATCAGATAAAAACTCTGCGTTCATTGCAATGATTTTTCGTCCTACATCAATAATTCCTTTAGCAAGTCTACGTAGAATACCAAGTTCTCTTTTTGCTGCTGCATCTAAAGCAGAACGAGCATTTGATGCTACACTTCCAAGAGCTTGTGAATTAATTCCAGTATTGTATGCTTTTACTCCTGAAATACTTTCAGCTTCAGTATTTTGAAGATTTAACATTTCAAAAACAGACTTAGGAATTTCAGGAAATGTATGTTGATAAACACCTTGTCGAGGATCTACATTGACATTAAATTCATAATCTTTTCCTTCACGAAACCTTTTACGGTTTGTGACATCAAGCATGTCTTTACGCATGCCTGTTTGACTATTGGCAGATTTAGCCAATAAATCAACAGCACCTCGAGTTACAGCACCAATAATATCTTGATTATCTTTAAGTAATTCTCCGTCAGGCTCACCATGTACAGACTCACGTACAGGCATATAAACTGCAGAAACAAATGGAGGTCTATGATCAGGAAAAGGATTTAATTCTTTGCGAATGCATGTATTGCCTACCCAGGAACAAACAATTTGTTGAGTAGTGCCATCATTGTTAATATCCCACTCCCCCCAATAGGTAAAAACAATGAACTGTTTTCTAGGTTTATCTTTAAAACTAAAAGAACTACGTTCATTGGTATCTGCAACTTCTAAATCAGGAGAAGCTAAAGCTCCTGCTTCGCCTTCAAGATTAATTTTATCAAGATTAGTATATTTACCATCTCGTTTTAATGCAGAGAGTGAAGAGGAAAATTTTTCACCAATAAATGACGCTTTACTAAGATCTCCTCCGCAGGAAGGATCAATAATAATATTAGTACTCAATGGAACTTCAACGGTGGGTTGATTTTTTGTTTCTTCAGTTTTTGTAACTTCTTTTTGTCCAACCTTTTTTGCAAACCAAGCAATACCTGTTTCTTGAAACATATCCAATGCATGATCTAATCCAGGAGTACTATGATCATAGTATTCTTCTGCATTTTTTAAACGCATTTGGAGTAGCTGCATATAATACGTAGCTAACTGCCCAGTTTCATCAGGAAGATATTCATATGTTGGAACAGTTCTGGTAACTTCTTCTTCTTCAGATATCCAACCAACTTTTACAATAACTGTCCCTAAATCTACTGCTTCTCTGACATAATCATCAATAAATTTTATTTTATTTATTTTAGTATTAAATTGATTATTAAGAACCATTTGATTTTGTCTGGCTCTTTTTACATCCCCAGCAGTTACGGGAGATACATTGTATATATCTGGTGTGCTGAGGAAAGGATCAGATAGAGAAGAATAACGCCATTCAGCTTGTTTTCGTATAAGCTTTGGAGCAACATTAGATTGTCCCTTTAATTTAGTTCTTTCAGCTGCCCGGTTTTTTAGCCAACGTGCTACATTACTTCTATGCACATCTTGATCAGAAGCTGCATCATCAATATTCTGTTTTAAGTCAGCAATTGTTGGCTCATTTGCCCAATCAGTCATTTGTTGATTTTCAACTGTACTCAGGTCAATTACATTTTCTTTGATATTATCATACATAATTATTCCTTAGCTCGCCATTTAAGCTGTACGTCATTAGAAAGTATTGTTCCTGAGCCAACTTCTGCTACTGTATCTATATGTATACTTCCTGTCAATTCTCTATTAAGTTCATCATCTGACTCAAGTATTAAATAACCACGGAATTTATAATCATGAGCTGTTTGATCAACCATAATAAAAGAATCAAAATTTTCTGTTTTTATCCCAGTATCATTATCTTCAAATCTCCAACGGAATCTAGCTAGATTAACCCAGTTATTTGAATCAATAGATACTTGGGCAAACATTGTACCATCAACACTATAGGATAAATTGTTTGATACACCAAGAGTTCCTTTAACTCTAAATCCAACACAATCAACAGTTGTATTTGTTAGTGGAGATTCTGTAGTTATAGCTGTTAAAGGAGGGCCAACTATATCAGCGGGTGACCAGTTTAAAGTATTAATTACTGGAGAGGATTTTTCAAGAATTGCTGCTTTAATTGTAAATTGATTATCATTTACAATTCCAGAATGTCCAAATAAAATTTCTTGTTGAGGAACCTCAAAATAAGTAATACAAGTAGGATCAACGCCAACTTGTGTATTAACTACATTGATTATGGATCCAAAAGCTAATGATAATTCAATCTTTGGTGGATACCCTGACCAATCATGACTCAAAGTAATAATATCATTGTGAGTAGCAAAACCTTCTTGTTCTTTGCTGTTTGCTTTAGCTACTGGAATATAACCTAATAAAGTATTGAGATCTGTTCCTAATTCATTTGTTGTAATAACATTAGTTAAAAGTGTTTTTAATAATTCTGTAGTTATTGTTTCCCCATTATTAATAACTGGGCCACGACCGCCTCCAGTTAAAGGCAAAATAACTACACTCGCTGTATTAGCATCTATATCATCAGGAGCTATTTGTGCTGGAAGCGCAATATCACCTAAAAAATCATTCAGCACTATCTGTTGTTTTTCTTTTATATTATTAGCGTATATTTTAAATTGCTTTATAGGTACTTGACTAATTATAAAATCACTCATATTACTGCCTTAGTTATAAAAGAGTACAGCGGAGTCTTTAGGCTCTTTTTCACTCACAAATACAATTGGTTTATTTACATATAATACAAGTTCTGTAAATTTAATTTCTGGGAGTTCAGTAATTATATTTTTAAAATATTTTCCAAAATATTTTGGAGTAAAAAAATTACTTGAAAACATTGTTTATTACCCACCGTTTGTTGTAACAGCAGTTCTATTACCTAAATTATCAACATTAGCAATTATTCTACTTGTTGCTCCATTTAAACCTTTAAAGGTTATAGTTCCTGTACCAGCACCAGAGGCTTTCCCAGCAAGAGCAGCAGCTTGGATACGCATGATCTCTTCTGCAGATACTCCTGCTTCAA